TCGACATGGGCCATTGCCTACCGGACCATGAAGGCGGGTGCTATCGGCCGCACGGGCACCGATACCGCTTCGAGGTGACGCTGGCCGGCGCAGTCGACTTCGACATGCCAGGCGACCCGGAGAACGGGATGCTGGTCGACTTCGGCCGGTTGAAGGAAGTCGTTGCGCGACAGGTCATCGACGTGTTCGATCATCGGTTTGTCATGTCGCGCCACGACCCTCGAGCGACGGCAATGCAGCAGGTGTTCAACCGGAACGATGACCACGGTGGCCCCGGTGTGATCTTGCTCGACGCGCCACCGACCGCCGAATTCTTGGCGACCACGATCGCGCAGCTGCTCGTGCGCGACTATCCAGAACTATCCACCGTCCGAGTGTGGGAGACGCCAACGTGCAGTGCGACATGGACTCATTGATTCAGCTACGGGTGAACGAGGTCTACGACCGGGCGACCGTCCAGGGCGAGGGGCCGTTCTGTGGCCGTCTGTGCACGTTCGTCAGGCTCTACGGGTGCAACCTGCACTGCCGCTGGTGCGACACGGCGTACACGTGGGACACGACCGGCATGAACGGCACCGAGTACCCACGCGAAGAGAACTGTCAGAACCTCACGATCGAGGAAGTGGCCGACCACGTAGCCAAGCTCGGCGTACCGATCTGTGTCGTGTCGGGTGGTGAGCCGATGATCCAGAAGGCCGGCGTGGTGGAGCTCGCCGCCCGCCTGCTGAACTTGTACGGCGTCGACACGCACGTCGAGACGAACGGCACTCGCCCGCCGCCGTCCGACTACGACCCGATAGCGCACTACTCTGTGAGCCCGAAACTGCCCTCGGCTCAGGCGGGGCACAACGCGCTGGTGATCCCGGTCCTCGAGCGGTGGGCGACTCATCCTCGTGCGGTGTTCAAGATCGTGTGTCACGATGCAAGCGAGGTCCGTGACGCTGACGGGCTCATGGACTTGTGCGGTGTGCCGCACGATCAACGCTGGATCATGCCCGAGGGTCGCACCGAGGGCGAACTGTCAGTGTCGTTGTCGAAGATCGCGGACGAGGCCCTGGCGCGCCGTCTGAACATCTCGCCCCGATTGCACGTCCAGGTGTGGGGCATGGAGAGAGGAAGATAACCATGACCGCAGTCGAGCATGACGGCGTTGTGTCGATGTTCCGGTCGCAAGACCCCGACGCTGCGAACGGTGAGTCGTTGACGTGGGCGGACATTCGCCACGCCGCGGCCGACCTCGTGCAGCGGTGGCGGGGCGAACCGATCCGGTCGGTGTACGGGGTGCCCACGGGTGGAGCGCCGGTCGCTGTGATGGTCGCTCAGGGGCTCAGTCTGCCGCTGGTCGAGCACCCGGACGCTGACACGCTCGTGGTCGATGATCTGATCGACACGGGGCGGACGTTGGAGGCGTACCAGTCGAACGGGCACTACGTCGACGCGTTGTACCGCAAGCCGTGGAGCCCGAAGACCTTGTGCCCGTTCGCAGAGTTGCGCCACGCATGGCTGCGCTTCCCGTGGGAACGTGAGGACGGCGCACCAGTCGACGCGGTGACCCGTCTGTTGCAGTTCATCGGAGAGGACCCGACTCGTGATGGTCTGCTCGACACGCCTCGCCGGGTGGTCAAGGCCCTGTCGGAGTTGACGGCGGGCTACCGGGAGGTGCCGGGTGCGATCCTGTCGACCACGTTCGACGTTCCGTCAGCGGCTGGCGATCTGGTGGTGGTCGCACGGGTGCCGTTCGCGTCGCTGTGTGAGCACCATATGTTGCCGTTCGTCGGTGTCGCCACGGTCGGTTACGTTCCGTCCGGGCGTGTCGTTGGCCTCTCGAAGCTCGCCCGTCTGGTGGACTGCTATGCCCGGCGTCTGCAGGTGCAGGAGCGTTTGACCCTTGAGCTTGCGGACGCGATCGAGGCCCATCTCGAACCGCTCGGTGTCGGGGTGGCGATCGATGCTCAGCACTCGTGCATGTCGAACCGGGGCGTGCGCAAGGAGGCCCCGATGATGACTTCGACGTACCGGGGCGTGCTGGCCGAGGACGTGACGAAACGGGCCGAATTTCTTTCGTGTCACCGCTCTGACCTGCTCTGATACAACCTAACGCACGTTGCGTTTATCGGTCGTGAGGGTGATAGTGGAAGTAGACCAAGGAGCCCACCATGACCACCACAGCAATGACCACCGAAATGACCATCACAACCACCCACGACGAGGGAACCTGCGAGATGTGCGACTTGCTTCGCGTTCGCCTCGTTGGCGTGACGACCGAAACCTGCGCTCGCAGCCGGGGCGCTTGCGTCGGGTTCGCCACCTTCGCAACCGTTCAAGACCGGGTCGCTGAGGCCCACGCCCGGACCGAGGCCCGTGAGGCTGAACTCACCGACGACGAGCGGGCAGCTACCGCAGCGCTGGTCGCTGAGGTCAACGGCGAACTGGCCGACTGGGCCGATGACGTCGGAGCCGAGTGGACCAAGCTGGCCGATGACGACGACCCGCTGCCGTTCTCGGCGGCCGAGACGGTCGACATTCTGGTCAACGAGCACGGGTTCGACCGGGTGTGGATCGAAGACCGGCTCGACATGACCGCCCGCTACGGCGACAAGTTTATCGAGGCCGTCGCTGACGATCCTGAGGCCGACTACCTCGGCGTGCCAGCGGCCGTTGTCTACTGCGAACGGTGCGGGTGCAACGTCGCCCGCTCGTGCGTGTGCGCCAAGGACTGCCAGGACCACCCGAAGGGACTCGCAGCCAGCGTCGAACTCGCCCGCTAACCTCCGACAAGAACCCGGCCACCGTGCCGGGTTCTTTCGCGCATACAGACCGGCGCGACCTCGCACGTCAACCGGAGAACCGCGCCGACTACACGACCCACGACTACCATCACCCGACGTGGCAACCAAACAACGCCCGCAGCAGCGCAAGGTGCCAGCCCCGCCGCTGCGCCCCACGATCGCGGCGCTCGTGCCAAACGACCAGGCCCCGGGCCGCAACGTCACCGTAGGCGTGTTCATCGTGGAGCAGATCAAGGCGGGCGTCGATCCGATCAACGCAGCGGGCGTGGTCGGTGTGACCCCGGCCGAGTTCATGTCGTGGATGCGTGAGGGTACTCAGGTGTTCTCGAGGCTGAACGCCGGGGCCGAGTGGACTCAGGACTTCACGCCGGACCAGCAGGACTGCGCCGTGTTCGCGAGCGAGGCGATACGGGCCAGGTCGGGCCATATCGCCCGCTTGTCGGTGCTGGCTGAGCAGGCGGCGCGTGGTGGCCTCACGAAGACCACGACGAGGCGCAAGTCGCTGGTGACGCCTACGGGGTCGACGGTGGTCGAAGAGTGGGCGATCACCGAGACGACCCTGCCTGACATGGAGATGGTGCGGTGGAAGTTGGAGAAGTTGGAGCCCGGTGTGTACGGGGCGAAGGCCACGCTCAACGTGAACGTGACGGACATGACCGACACCGATGCTGTGACCGATGTGGTGGAGGCCCGGATGCGGGAGATTGCTGCGAGCTTGTCAGCGGAGTATCCGGCGATCGAGGCCGGCGCACCCGCTGAGCCGTCACCGTAGGCTATACGGTATAGCTCATGCCTCGCCCGAAGACGAAGTCTGATCCGGTGACCTTCCGTCTGCCACTCGACGTTTATGCACGGGTCGAGAGACTGGCCGTTGCTGCCGGACAGACGTTCAATGATTACGTACGCGATTACATTCTCCGATCAGAGCTAGGTCTGCCAGCCCCGAAGGCGCTCCCACCGATCAAGTGTCGGCATGCGGATCGAGCCCTGCTGTCAGGTGGCCTCGCCCGCTGCAACGACTGTGGGGCGTCACGCAACATGCGCGGCCAGTGGACATGACAGATGATGTGCTCGACCTCGATGCTGTAGCGCCACCGTTGCACCCGCATGCGCGTGGGCTCAGGGTCCGGTCGGTGAACATCTCGCTACGGGTCCCGGCCGCTCTGGCGGCGTGGATTCGTGAGCAGGCGTACCTCGAGCGCACGACGATGAACGGGTGGATAGTGAACCTCGTGCGAGCCAAGCGCGACGACCAGCTACCCGCCGACGTTCGTGACTGGCTTGTCACTCAGGCGGCGCAGTGCGGGTGTCCGGGCGAACCTGACCGGGCGCTCGTGCTCGTGCTCCGTCACCTGGCGGACCACTGGCCGCACGGTGGACGGTTGCGGTAGTGGCGACGCTCGCCCGCGACCCGAAGACGCTCAGCCGGATCGAAAGGTGGCTGGCCGACCTCGAACCTCAGATCGACCGCAACATGGCGATCGCACGATTCATGGGCGCGTGCACCGCCCTCGAACGTGAAGAGTTCCGGTTCGCGTGGAATGCACTCTGGTGCAGACCGAACCAGCGGCTACCAGACGGGACGTGGGACACGCTGTTCGTGAGGGCAGGGCGAGGGTTTGGAAAGACCCGAATGGGCTCAGAGGGCGTGCGCAAGTTGGTCACGAACGGGCAGGCCGGCCGACTGACCATCATTGCGCCCACGGCGTCGGACGCTCGTGACGTGATGATCGAGGACCCGACGTCAGGGTTGCTGGCGGTGCATCCGCCGAACGTGCGCCCGGAGTACTCGCCGTCGAAGCGTCTGCTCGAATGGCCGAATGGTGCAGTCGGTCGGGTCCGGTCGGCCGAAGAACCCGATGGTCTGCGCGGTCTGAACTCCGACCTGGTTTGGGGTGACGAACCGGCCTCGTGGAAGTCGGGCAGAGCGGCGTGGGACAACGCCATGCTCGGTAACCGCATCGGCACGCCCCGGTCGATCTTGACCGGGACGCCGCGCCCGTTGCCGTGGCTGCGTGAGATCGAGAAGGCGGAAGGGACGAGGGTCCTCACCGGGTCGACGTACGACAACATTGCGAATCTCGCGCCGGCGTTTATCGCGCTTGTGCTCGGCCGCTACGAGGGCACCCGGCTAGGCCAACAGGAGTTGCACGCTCAGTATCTCGATGACGTCGAGGGCGCGCTGTGGAGGCTGGCCGTGATCGAGTCGTCACGCTTCACGGCGTGGGACACGACGAATCCGTGGGGCTCGGTGGCGGCGCAGGCGACCCTCGAGCGACGCTTGCTGCTCGGCCTCGGCGGCTGGATGCCCGACAAGGGTGAGCGCAGGCCGTGGGTGACGTTCGTGGGTGTGGACCCACCGGGTGAGACGGCCGAGTGCGGCATCATCATCGGCACCGCGCCGAGGGGCGGGCGGGCGAGCTATGACCATGCGGTGATCTTGGATGACTACTCGCTGGCCGGCCCGCCCGAGGTTTGGGGTGCTCGTGTCGTGGAGGCCGTCCGCAAGTACCAGGCTGACGGTGTGGTGGTGGAGGCGAACCAGGGCGGCGACATGACCCGTTCCACGATCCACGCGGTCGACCCGAACGTGCCGGTCGAGAAGATCAGGGCGAAAGAGTCGAAGTCGGACAGGGCCGAGCCCGTGTCGACGTTGTACTCGCGCGGCTGGATCCACCATTACGGCATCATGTCGGCGTTGGAGTCTCAGCAGACGACATGGGTGCCGGATGAGTCGAAGTCACCCGACCGTCTCGACGCTCTGGTGCACCTGGTCACGAGGTTGTTGAAGCCGACGCAGTTGAAACGGGCGAGGGCGCATATGCCGCGGGCGGCGTGAAACTCCTGTCGCGTTCGGCCACGGTCTGGCATAATGGGTGTATGGCTACCCTGCAGGTGGATGCGGTGTCGCTCGGCCCGTGCGACGAGTGCCCGTTGCTGCGCTGCCTCGTTACTGAGCAGCCGGCAGATGGGCCTCGGTTGCGCGTCACGGTGCTGGCCGGGTGCGAGACGTGCGAGGGTTCGACTCTCACGGTGTAGCCAAGACCGGTGTAACAGGGGTTATAGTCCGGGGTGACAGGGCGCAATGCCCGTGAACCAAGGAGCCGACTATGACCAAGAACCAGCGAGTGAGGGCCGATCGTCTGTGGCAGCGGATCATCGATGCGATGGACGACTACGCTGCCCGCGAAGAGGCGTCGAGGACCTACACGCAGTACGTGTTGAAAGTGAGCCCGACATGACCACGACCACGAAGTGGCAGCGGCCACTATCCGACACCGAACTGTCGGGCCTCATCGAATCGATCAACGGGGCGGCGACTCCTGTCGATGCTCTGATCGCGGCGATCGGCGGGTTCTACACGATCGCAGTACCGGAGGCCACGGGGCGGCAGTTCATGGAGATGGGCCACGGCGAGTTGCGCCCGCAGGACTTCGCGATACCGGAAGGCCAGTGGTGCGCGATCGGCGAGGCGATCGTCGCCCGCTCGAAGGCGGTCGATCCGTTGCGGGCAGCGAATCACCTGTTCGATTGGATGAACAAGGGTCCGTCATCGTACGAGGTGACGCCATGAACGGCGGCGAACGTCTGGTGCCTGACTCGGCCCTGCTGCCGCAGGTTGGTGGCGTCATCCGACGTGTGTTCCGCAACGTGGGCGGCGAGCACTTCGAGAACCAGACGCTGGTCGAGTTCTGGCCCGCTTCGGGTGTGATGCGCGTCGCCACCCGTCGCCACGAGTGCGACACCTGGTCGCCGCCAGCGGTGCAGCTGCGCTCCGAGGACGGGCCGACATGACCGGCGTGCTGTTGTTCTCCCTCGACGTCGGTCAGTATCTCGAATCGTTCGACCCTGACTTTGTGCCCCCGCCCCCGTATCCGCCGTTGCGGTCGACTTCGTGCTCGACCTATATGCCGACAAGCTCGACCGGCTGGACGCCGTGGGCGGCTTGCAGGCATGGGCGCGGCTGCGCTAGCCGTTGGAGACTGACACGACGCGCTCGCGGAACGACTTGGCCCGCGGGCTCGGACGGTTCGGACAGTCGTCCTCGCGGTGGTGCTCCTGCCCGCACCACCGGCACGACGGCCGATACCACCAATAGTCCCGTTCGATCATGTGCGGGACGTTCGCGGTGTCAGGCTGCTCGTCGGGCCGGGTGTGGAGACAGAGCGCGCTAGGCGCGTGTCTCATCGGAACGTGACAGCGAAGCGGGCCGGGGCTCCCGCAACGAGCGACGCAGCGAACGCCTCGCGCAGCACCTTGGTCGCGGCCGTCGCGTTGATCGTCAACTCCAACGTGCTCCACGGCTTGTCAGTCTGACGGAACTTCACCGAGCAACCGCCGTAGCTGAACGCGCAGGCGTCGAGCACCCACCCGCCCTCGGCATCGAGAGTCTGCAAGACCTCGACCTCGACCGGCTCGCCGTCGAGCCGGTCTGCCCACACGGCGTCGAGCAGCGGGTCGGGTCCGCATTTCATCGACCCGCTCGGCGTCGCCGCCGCCCACGACTTGTTCTCATCACCGCGGCAGACAACGCCTAGCTGGTAACTCTTGGACCCGTCGGGCTGCTCGGTGGCGGACTGGACGAACATCTTGCAGACAATGCTCATGGCATCCTCGTTTCGTATCGACGTGATGAAGTGGACTCACGGATGCGAGGGACATATGTCAGCCCGACCGACGTTCGCGTCAGCGTAGCGCGCCGTGTTGCGGACGTCGACGGATGGTGTGGCTCTCGCCCGAGTCGGTGATTGTGACGACGACGCCGTCCGGGCGTGCGACGTTCACTGCTGACCCGGCTCAGGCGATGCGCTTCGACCATGTGGGCGAGGCGATGCTGCTCTACCGGGCGCAGTCGGTGACGGTACCGACTCGCCCGCACGACGGTGAACCGAACCGGCCGCTGACCAGGTTCACGATGCAAGTGGTCGTTGTCGACTAGGGTGCCGGTCGTTGAGGGTTCGTCTGCCAGCTGGAGTTGTTGAGCCTTCGCCAGCTGGCAGGCCGGCCGCTAACCACGTTCTGAACCAGATCGTCGGTTACGACGACCTCGAGCGGGTGCACCGGGCGATCGTGGCGGTGTGGGGCCGTGGGCCTGTGCGGGTGATGCCTCTGCCGCGGCACCTTGAGGCGTCTCGTGATGGGCGGTGCTGGCCGCAGCGGCGGCGGGTCGAGTACGCGCGGGAGGCCCCGTTGCATGTTGTGGCGCACGAGTTGGCTCATGTTCTTGCACCGGATGAGGACCACGGCCCGAACTGGTTGGCTGCGTTCGTCGCTCTGGCACGTTTGGAGTGTGCGTTGTGGCCGCTCGACGGCGGGCTCAGCTAAGCGGGGGTCCCCGGGCTCAGGTAGCAGGGTGATGCGGACCTCGAACTCGCGGCCGAGGTTGCCACGGAACAGGTCGGCGGCGAGCGGGTTCTTGATCGCGAGCTTGAGTTCGCCCGATGGGGTGGCGGTCGACCATTGCTTGTTGTGCTCGTTGGTGACGACGCGCAACACGACTGTTGCTCCGTCAGGGTTGTACGACTGGTGCGTCAGTTCGGCAAGGTACAGGTGGGCGACTACGGCGTCGGACATGGGTGGTTGTTCCTCTCGGATCGTGGTGGTGATTCTCGAAAGGGCTGCGGCAGCTTTTGGCACAACCGACCCGGGCCGTCAGGGTAGCAGCCCGGTGTAGAACGCGAGGGCGATGCCGTCAAGGACGTACATGGCGTCGAGTCCGGGCCAGGAGCGCAGCTGGTCGGCCTCGATCGTGACGAGGTGGCACTCGTGCGGGTTGCCTTCCTCTGGTCCTTGCGGCCAGTACCCGACCGGTGCTTGCACCATCACGATGCGGGCTACCTGTCGGGCTCGTTGGACGAGGGCGAACGGGTCTGTGACGTGTTCGATGACGTCACCGAGTATCGCGATGTCGTACGGTCCGCCGAGGTCGCACACGGTGGCGTCACCGACGATGATCTCGGCGTACCGCTCAGCGAGCCCGAACCGGGCGATGTAGGGCTCGAACACTTCGACAGCGGTCCAGCGGCCGAAACGCCACCAGGTCTGCCAGGTGCCCGCTCCTGCGCCGATATCGAGGATCGTGGCCGGTTGCAGCAGATTCATGTGCTCGACCGCCACGGAGCGCAGGACGCCGCTAGACCAGGGCATCGTGACAGAGTTTCAGGTTGGCGGCGAGCCGCTTGTCGCCTGGTGCTAGTTCGCACGCCTGCTCTGCGAACCCGACAGCTTGAGCTAACCGGCCGAGCCGGAATGCGGCGATCGCAGCGAGGTCGTACGGGGCAGCGCCCCACGGTTCGGCCTCGGCCAGGTATTCGGTGCCACGCTCAACGATGGACAGGCAGCGGGCGGCGGCGGCGGCGCACTGCTCCCACGAGCCCGTCCGGTAGTACATGCTCGCCATGTCGAGCCAGACTTCGCGCCGGCCAGGGTCCTCAGCCGCGGCACGCAAGAGCCATGTTTCCTCGAGCGCCGGTTCGCAGCGGGCCAGGAGGCGCATCGACTTCGCCCGCTCAGGAGCCCACGTCGCACCCGGGAGTGCGAGGTGTCGTTTGAGTTCATAGGCGGCGCGTGCTGGTTGGCCGGTGTTGAAGTACTCGCGGCCGAGGTAGTGGGCGTTGCGTGGGTCGTGCGGGTCCTCTCGGACCGCGAGTTCGAGCAGCGGCAGATACGGGCGTGGTTTCGAGTTGTCGGCGTGGTGGTGAATTTCGAGGCCGGCCACGAACGCCCCGACCTCTGGTGCTGTGGGTACGCAGACCTCGTGGACGGGGTGAACCCAGCGATACCCGCGGCGCGTGTGTATCTTGTCGCCCGTGTAGGTGAGCCCTGGTGTGCCGTCCGCATTCCAGTTCCACACGTAGCGGTAGCGGGGCCGTGTCACGTCGGGTGTGATGGTTTCGAGGGCGGCGCGCCAGCCGGGTTGCAGCCGTTCGTCGGCGTCGAGACAGATGCAGTAATCGATGTTTGCCGGGACGAGGGCGAGGGAGGCGTTACGGGCCACGTCGAAACGCCACGGGTCGACGGTGATCTCGTGGACGACGGTGCGGACCATTGTGCGGGCGATCTTGACGGTGAGGTCCGTCGACCCAGTGTCCGCGACCACCAGGGCGTCAGCGTCGGCGGCGCTCTCGCACCATCCTTCGATCTGTGCGGCCTCATTCTTGGTGATGCAGTAGACAGCGATCCTCATGCGCGAGCCCGGACCCATACTTGGTTGCCGCGTTCGAGCAGGTCGAGTCCTTCGGCGCAGACGTCGAGGATGAAGTCAATTGCGGCGGCGGGTCGATCAGCGACGTGGAGGTGTCGGCCCCATGTGTAGTCATCGAACGCGAGGATGCCGCCCGGTCTGAGATGGTCGAGCGCTTGGAGGCCGTCGTGCAGAACGGTGAGGGCGTGGTGGTCGCCGTCGACGTAGATGAAGTCAAACAGGTCGTCGTGATCGCAGTTGGCGAAGAACTCGGCGCTGGTCGAGCGGACGGCCCATACCTTGCGCTGCCCGATCATTCTGAGCGTGTAGACCAGTTCTACGACGGTCCAGTCGAACTGGTCGTGTTCGACCTCGCCTGAACCTGTCCACGGTTCGACGTCGACCAGGTGGGCGTCGGGGTGCGTCAGGATGTTGTCGAGCAGCCACACCGAGGCGTCACCTGTGAACGCCCCGATCTGCAGGACTCTGGCCGGCGTACCGGCAAGGTGGGACAGGTGGCGGGCGAACGTGTCGTCGGCCCCGACCTGCAAGAACCAGTTGGGATAGTTTGGCATCCGCCGACTATAACGGACGTTCTACGGTGAGGGCCGGTTCCGTAGGTCCTCTCGGCACTTCGCAAGCTCGGCCTCGGCCAGCTGCGCCCGTTCACGTTCGGCCACCGCTTCGGTGCGCCAGTTGTTCGACACGTCCATGACGTAACGCACGGTGTAGTGGATCATCGTGAACATGCCTGCGATCGCGCCAGCGATGGACACGAGTTCGGCTGTGAGGGTTAGCACTTGCTCGGCGGCGATCATGCTCGACCTTCCTCATCGATCCAGGTGAACCGGAGCAGGACGACGAGCCAGTTGGCGAACAGGATCGTGGCCCACGAGGTGATGGAGAGCCATTCGCGGCGGTCGGTGCCGACCACGACGTCGCCCATCACCGACGCGATGCAGACGGCCGAGATGAGCATGCACTTGGCGAGCACGACACGCCACGGTGTACGGCCGGCCGCAACGGCGAGCATGACTACGGCGGTGAGGTAGACGGTCGCGTGCTGGATCCGGGTGGCGTGCCAGAACACGGTGTGTGTCGGACGGTCCGTCAGCGCGTAGGCGATCAGTCGGGCGGCGAGCACGATGGGCCAAACCCAGCGGGCGACGACTCGCACCAGAACGTCGACGTTGCGCACTGCCCGTGGACCCTATCCGGGCTGAGAGTGCCGAGCCGGGTACTATGCGAGGCGTGGACCCGGTGCTCACTCAAGAATCAGCACGACTCGACTTGCAGTGGGTTGCGTTCGATCCGGTGGACTTGGAGTTCTGGGTTAAGGACTGCGACTGGTCGGGTACGTACAAGGCGCAGGTCCGGGCGGCTCCGTCTCGCAAGTCGCACCTGTTGGATGAACTCACGGTCGTCGCAACATATTCAGCGCCCGACACCAAGTTCACGTTGAAGTTGGCCGACTCATCCTCGATCCCGAACGGTGGGTACTGGGACCTCCAAGAGGCGGGCGGGCCGACCCGACTCGGTGGTCGTGTGATCGTCAGCGCGGACGTGACGACGTGACTTGCGCACCAAACGACCCGATCCGCGTCGTCGTCAACGGGCAGCCGCCCATTGTGCTCCAAGTACGACAGGGCCCAACCGGTCCAACCGGGCCATCCGGTCCGATCGGTCCCGGTGGTGGCGACACCGGGCCAACAGGCCCGACCGGTGTCGGAGGGCCGACCGGCGCTGCCGGTGCGACGGGTGCTACGGGTGCGACGGGTGCGGCCGGCGCAACTGGTCCAACGGGTGCCGCGTCGACAGTGACGGGTCCGACAGGTTCGCAAGGCCCGACCGGAGCTCCTGGTGTGCAGGGTCCGACCGGTGCTACTGGTGCGACGGGTGGTCAGGGTGTCACGGGTCCCACGGGGCCGAGTGGAACGGCCGGCGCTCAGGGCGCGACCGGTCCCACGGGTTCGCAAGGGCCAACCGGCTCGACCGGTCCTACTGGTGCTGCGTCAACGGTGACCGGGCCTCAAGGCCCGACCGGAGCGCAGGGTGCGACCGGTCCTACTGGTGCTGCGTCAACGGTCACGGGGCCGACAGGCCCGCAGGGTGTGTCGGGTCCTACGGGTGCGACAGGGCCACCGTCAACGGTCACCGGGCCGACCGGACCTCAGGGCGTGACGGGTCCTACGGGCGCAACAGGGAGTGCGAGCACCGTGACAGGGCCTACCGGCGCGACAGGTGCGACGGGTGCCGGTGTGCAGGGTCCGACCGGGCCGACAGGTTCGCAAGGCCCAACCGGGCCACAAGGTGTCAGCGGTCCCACTGGTGCAACCGGCGCGGCAAGCACTGTGACGGGGCCGACTGGTGGAGCAGGTCCGACAGGAGCCACCGGGCCAGCGTCGACGGTGACGGGTCCGACGGGTGCTACTGGTGCTACTGGTGCAGCGAGCACGGTGACTGGGCCGACTGGCCCGACCGGCGCTGCGAGCACCGTGACGGGTCCTGCTGGTGCGACGGGTCCGACCGGGCCTCGAGGCGTTGACGCTGTCGACACGTTCCCGTGGACGTACCGTTCGTCAACGACCGACAGCGATCCGGGTTCTGGGAACTTGCGATACAACGCGGCCACGGCGGCGACAACTTCGCAGTTGTTCGTGGACCTGCTGAACGCCGACGGCAGCGATATGACGGCGTGGCTTGATTCGCTCGATGACGCAACCGGGCCGGTGAAGGGCACGCTCACGATTAGGGCGGACGACACGCACGTAGCGGTCTGGTATCTGACGGCCGTCACGGTGGTGGCGGGCTATCGCAAACTCGTGGTGACGTTCGTGTCCGCGATCGGTGCGATTGCAGCCGATGCCGGTGTCACGTTGTCGTTTCGTCGCACGGGTGACCTCGGTCCCACGGGTCCGACCGGTGCTCAGTCAACGGTGACAGGGCCGACCGGCGCAACAGGTGCAACGGGTTCCGCGTCGACGGTGACGGGGCCGACCGGGGCTCAGGGTGCGACGGGTCCTACCGGAGCGCCGAGCACCGTCACTGGGCCAACGGGTTCGCAAGGGCCAACAGGCCCGACCGGCGCTGCGTCGACCGTCACCGGGCCGCAGGGTGCGACAGGCCCGACCGGTGCCGCGTCGACGGTGACCGGCCCGACCGGTGCTACGGGAGCGACGGGTGCGCCGAGCACGGTGACCGGACCTCAGGGGCCGACCGGGCCGACGGGCGCTCCATCGACGGTGACCGGGCCGACAGGTTCGCAAGGGCCGACCGGGCCAACGGGTGCACCGTCAACGGTCACCGGGCCGACAGGCGCGACCGGTGCTCCATCGACGGTGACCGGGCCCACAGGCGCGACCGGTCCGACCGGCGCTCCGTCAACGGTAACTGGTCCCACGGGAGCGACAGGTGCGACGGGTCCTGGCATCACCGGGCCCACCGGGCCAGCGTCGACCGTCACAGGGCCGACCGGGCCGACAGGGGCGAACTCGACAGTCACCGGGCCGACAGGCGCGACCGGTGCGACGTCGACGGTGACCGGGCCGACCGGCTCGACAGGGCCGACAGGGCCGAGCGTCACGGGGCCGACCGGGGCGTCAACCCATTCGCAGATGGCGATGTCAATTCCAGGCACTCTCGCAACTGGGCCAGGCGTGATCCCGTTCGTTGCCACGCGCACACTGACGATCGGACCATGCTATGCGGCAGTCGGGACCGCGCCGTCAGGTAGCTCGCTCGTGTTCGACGTACACAAGAACGGCACGACGATCTTCACGACGCAAGGCAACCGGCCCACCATCACGACAGGCAACACGGTGTCGGCCTCAGCGACACCGGACGTGACCACGCTCGCTGCCGGTGACAAGCTGACCGTCGACGTTGACTCGATCGGTGGGCCAGCAGCGAACGCCGTCGTGACCGTCGACCTCGCAGGCTGACCCCCGTGGCCATCACCGCCACACTCGGTGCTGCCGCCTCCAGCAGCGCGGCCGCGACCTCGTTCGGGTTCCAGGTCGGTATCGCCGCCAGCGCAGGTGACGTTCTGGTCATCGTGCTCAGCCAAGACAACGGCGGTTCGTCTGGGGTGCAGTCGTTGACTGCTCCAACGTTGATCAACTCGACTACCGGCAAGGGCACAGTCACGAGCCGCCGTCAACAGAACTGGGACCCCGGTGCGGCCGACGCCGGTATCACGCAAGGCATATACGAACTCCTGCTGACCGCCCCGGTCGAAGCAACCGACTGGATCCAATGTAACTCGTCGGCGTCAGACCGGATGAGCGCCTGTGTCATTCGGGTCCAGCCCGATCCAGGGTTCGCGCTCGCGTTCAGCGCGACGGGTGGCACGACAGGAGCGTCGACCGCTGCCCCGACGCACACGACAGCGGCGAACGTCACGTCGGGCGACATCATCATCGCCGGGTATTCGGGTGCGACGAATGCCACGGTCACGTTGGACTCCGACACGTCGAACGGGTCATGGTCGGCGCAACTCACGAGCAAGTCCGACTCTGGCACGTTGGGAACGTCCACGACCGTTGCCGCGCAGTACAAGGTCGTGACCGGCACAGCGACGCAGACGTACAACCCGACGACTGGCGCGGCTGCTGACTGCGTTGTCGGCTACGTCACCTACACGCAAGCCACGACGGCGAGAGCAGTGACGGCGTGGCGTTGGTACGCCGATGGTGTCGGCCTCGGCGCAGCACTCGCCGCGGAGAACACGATCCCGGTGCTGACCGCCGCCCAGAACAAGAACGTCGTGTTGCGGCTGCGGGCCACGTTGAGAGCCAATGCGAACGTGACCGAAACCCTGTCGTTGCAATACAAGACCGACTGGTCGGGCACGTGGGTCACGGTCCCTGCGATCGCGTCGACGCTCAAGGACATGCCCCGCTACGCCAACGGTGCCGACACGGCGGGCAACGCTGTGGCGCGGGTGCTCACGGGCGCTGACACGAACGGTGTCTACATTGAAGCCACGGCGTCGTCGCAGACGGTGAACATTGCCGACAACGACAAGGAGTTCGACTGGTCGGTGTCGATCCGATATGCGTGGCCCGCGACACGAATCTATTTCAGGATCAACGGTGCGGGCGGAGCGTGGGAGGCCAAAGGGCTAACCGGCATCGCGCTCGACAGCCCTGCCGAGGCCGACTGGGAAGATAACAACGGCGTGCACGGCATTGTGTCCAAGACGTTCGGGCCGACGTCGGGTGCTGACGCCCGCAACTTTGAAGCGTTCCGGCCTCGCCTGATCTACGACGGGTCGTTGTGGTGGATGTTCTATTTCAAGGAAGTCGAGAACGGTGGTGCGGCCGTTCGCACGACGTTGTACTACCGCTCATACAACGGCACCGCCTGGTCGGCCGAATCAACGTTCACGCTGACGACGGCGTACACGACCCTGAAGATGTACGGGCTGAGCGTCCAGTTCGGAAACAACGCGGGCACCAAGCACGTGTTCGTCGCCTACCAGTCGTCCTCGACCGTGACCCGGTTCTATCGGGGCACCATCTCTGGCGCGACGATCGGCAGCTGGACTGCTGAGACGTCGGTGACAACGACGATGGACACCACCAGCCAAGGCGCTCTCACGATCAGCGATGACGGGTTCCTGTTCTACCACGGGTTGACGACGGCGATCACGACCAACATCTTCCGGGTGATGCGCTCCACGAACGCCTACGACGCTTCGGCGTGGGGCACTATTGCTGACGGCGGTGGCGCGGCAGCGCGTGTCGCCGCAGCGCAGGCCGACCACACGATTGGTGTGTCGCTCGGAAATAACTCGGTGTTGCTGTTCGGTATCGCTTCGGACAACGCGACGGCCGGGACGTTGTATTGCCGTCGAGTCTCAGGGTCGGGTGGGACGATCTCGTTCGACGGGTCGACGGTCCAGGTCAACGCGACGACGAACTGTCATCCGACGAACTGGTCGGCGTTCAAGAACTCGTCGGCCGACATCTTCTTTGGGCACTCTGACGGGGCGGCGGGCAGCGACACTGGTGCGCTCGTGCTGCGCGTGTCGCAAGACAGCGGCGCGACCTGGACGACGTGCACTACCCCGGCAGTCACGATGGACGGCGTGTCGGTCGATGGTGTGTGGGTCGTTGACGACGGCGCTCGCGGTTGCTACCTGTTCTACACCGGTGCCGAAGCGGGCTCTGGTGGCAACACGACCGAGGTGCGTTACAAGCATTACACCGTCACCGGTTCGGCGGTCACAACGGGGTCGTGGAGTGGTGCCACCGTTCTGTTCGGCACGGGCATGGGCAACGCCGACGCGACAGCGGCCTACAACCTGGGAGGCGACAAAATCCTCGCGTTCCAGGAGCGAGGCGACGACGACGCGGTGACGACGTTGGAGTTCTACATCTGCTATGGCGTGATCGCACTCTTGACACCGCAGGTTGGTGCGTTCTGGGGCTCGAGGGCTGCATGACCGGGTGGTTGATTCTGCTCGCTCTCGGAGCGACGGCCCGTCTGACACGTTTGGTTACGGCCGACTTTCTCACGGAACGTCCGCGCCGTTGGGTGCAGGCCCGTGTGCCCGAGTCGGTCGCGTACCTTGTCGGGTGCTCCTGGTGTGCTTCGTTCTGGATAGGTCTGCTGGTCGGATGGGTGACGGTCGTGTGGCCGGCGAACCGGATAGTTATTGGATCGTGGCTGGCCCTGTCGGGGTCGCTCGTCGCGGGCCTCGTGTCGTTGATCGACCCGCGTGAAGACTTCGGAGACTAGATTGCCGCGTGTGGCACGACCTGAGTCTGTGATCCGAGAGAAGCGTCGCGACCTACGTCGACCCCGCGACCCGAACAGCCTCGTGGCGTCAGCCGCGATTATGACCGGCCCGAACCGCTCGAAGGCCAAGCTCGAAGTGAAGGAATGGCAGGCGTTGGCGTGGTCGTTCTACGACGATATTGGCGAGTTGCGGTTCGGTGTGAACTGGTTGGCGAACGCCCTGTCGAGGGTCAACCTGGTGGCCGCGATTCCAGCGGTGCAACAGGGTGACGAACCGACACCGATCGATCTAGACACTGACCCGGGCCTCGCCCGCCAGGTGGAGCTCGTGTCGCAGATCGCTGGCGGTGTCGCAGGCCAGGGCCAGTTGTTGGCGGGTGCGACGCGTCAGTTGACCGTTCCGGGCCTCGGTTACATTCTCGCTGTCGCTGACGAGCTTGACCGGTTCGTTGAGTGGCGGGTCCTGTCGAACGAGGAAGCGAAGAAGTCGCAGGGTTCGAGCGATCCGAATGATCCGGGCATTGAGGTCACGAACTCTGAGACGGGCGATTGGGAACCGATCAAGGCGACCGACCTGCTAATCAAGGTGTGGCGTGCTCATCCTCGAAAGTCGTGGGAGCCCGACAGTCCGGTGCGTTCTGCCCTGACGGCGCTGAACGAGATCAGGCTCATGTCGATGCGTGTCGCTGCGGATGCAGGGTCGAGGCTCACGGGGGCGGGGCTGCTCATCATGCCCGAAGAGGCTCAGTTCCCTGCCGGTCAGACCGGCAACGAGAACCAGGTCGACGCCGACTCTGACGAGTTCATACAGACGTTCGTTCAAGTGTCGTCGATCGCGACTCAGGACCAGGAGTCGCCCGCTGCGAAGGTGCCGCTGGTCGTGACGATGCCTGGCGAGTTCGTGCAGCACGTCCAGCACTTGACGTTCTGGTCCGAGTTCGACGCCGAGACGAACAACTTGCGTGACGCGGCGGTGAAGCGTCTCGCGATCAGTCTCGACATGGCACCTGAAACGTTGACCGGGAAGGGTGAAACGAACCACTGGTCGGCGTGGCAGATCGCAGAAGAAGACGTCACCATGCAGATCGAGCCATTGGCCGAAACGATCTGTCATGCGTTGACGGTCGGGTATCTGCAGCCCGCGCTCGAGGGCGAAGGGCTCGACAAGGACTCTGCGATTGTCTGGTATGACACGACCGACCTCACGACGCGCCCCGATCTGACGGCGGCGGCCACGGAGGCGCACAAGGAGCGTGTTATCTCCGATGACGCGTACCTCGGCTATGTGGGTCTGAACGTTGACGACAAGCCCGATGAGGCCGAGTTCCGCAGGCGCACCCTGATTGACATTGCGATCGCAGCACCCGCTCTGGCGTCGGAGCTTCTGTTGCTGGCCGGCGTTATCACGCAAGCAGAGGCGGATGGTTTGGATGAGGCGCAGCAGGCGTCGACTCTGCCGGGTGGCGGTTCGCAGCCGCCTTCGGATGGGTCCGAACCGGCAGCGGATGGGCCACCCGTCGAGGACACGACGCCACCCGAGGATGACCAGGGTCCACCGGATTCGCAGGCGGCGTCAGGTCTGCTCGCGGCGACGGATGGTCTGGTGGTGCGCGCCCTCGAGCGAGCCGGGTCCCGGTTGCGTTCGGCGGCGGGCCGCTCGAAGGGCGGTGGTAGCGCGTCGGTGCCGTGCGATGATCCGGTGACGTTGCACTGTGCCATGTCAGCCACGCAGTACGCGTCGCTCGATTCGTTGCTCGGCGGGGCGTGGGACAGGGTGCCGCAGGTCGCTCAGCGGTTCGGTGTGGGTGCCGAGTCGTTGCACGCCTGTCTGGATGGTTACACGAGGGCGTTGTTGGCCTCAGGGCACGCGCACGACTACGACCTGCTAGCCGCGGCGTTGGGAGTGATCGATGACAGTCATCGACGACTCGTTGCTGCCCACTGATAGGGCGGCGACCGAGGTCTGGCTGGCCGCACGCGAAGAGGAAGTGGCGGCGCTCGTGCGGACGACGTTGCGTCGGATCATCTCGGAAGCCTTCGCTGCGTATGAGGCGTCGCTCACGGCGTCGGGTGATCTTGCTGCGCTCGACTCCATTGCAACGGAGTGGTCCAGGTTCGTGTACGACGACCTCGCGCCGGCGCTGGCCGAGACGAACATGGCCGGGTCTATGGCGGCGTGGTTGGGCATGCGGGATGAGCCGTCGACCGAGTTCACGAAAGGGTGGACCTCGGTGGTCAACCAGAACGCCGTGTCCTATGCGGACCAGCATGTACCGCGGATCGTGGACGTGGGCAACCGCACCCGGTTGCAGGTGCGTCAGGTCGTGTCGAACGGGATACGTGACGGGCTCAGCGTTGAAGACATGAAGGGCAAGATCGGAGGCGTGTCGGCGTTCTCGGAGTTCCGGGCCGACACAATCGCACGCACCGAGACGGTCGGAGCGTACGTGCAGGGCGACATGGCCGGCGCACGGGCGCTCGGTGACCACGGCCCTGTCGAGAAGGTGTGGGTGGCGACTCTCGATCGGCGTACCCGCGAGTCGCACGCCGAGGCGCACAACCAGTGCATGACGATGGACGAACCGTTCGATGTGGGCGGTGTGCCGATGGATAGCCCGCACGCCCCTGGCGCGCCACCAGGCGAGGTGGTCAACTGCCGGTGCTACGTCGAGATGTTGTACGACGGCGACACGCGCCCGGACGGTACAACGATCGGCGCGGATGAGCTACCGGGCGTGACGCCACCCGACGAGATCGATCCGGCCTCGCTGTCGCTGAAAGATCGCATCGAGTCGATGAAGTCGGGCGTGATGGGCAACCGTCACGACAAGTTCTCGACACCGAGCGGCCGGCCGAGGGCGAAGCTCATGGCGTCAGAGCAGCGGCTCCGTGAGATCGGCAAGGTGGTGGACGACTCGGTGCAGGACGCGTTGGCTCAGCGTGGCATGCTGTCGCCACGCCAGATTGACGAGCAGATCAACACGTTGCGTGACGCCAAGATCGAAGCACTCGACCGCGCCATTGTGAAACGGGCGGAAGCTCTCGGATATCGAGACATCGGCAAACCGCTCGACTTCTGGTCTGACCATAAGGACCTGTTCAGCCCTGGCGACACGCTGAACGATCTGCGCTCAGCGATGCGGTCGTACGATCCAGATTTCCGTATGGCCTCGAAGCGTCTCGATGACGCGTACAAGACGCAGGGCCGAATCTCGACAAGCCAGTACATGGGCGACTATTCGACGGAGTACTCTGCCGAGTGGCGGCGGCAGATGGCCGACGTTCGCAGGATGGGCGGCGTGAACTGGGAGCAGTCACTCGACACGCCGTCCGTGCGTGCGAAGGCTCCGTGGGGTCCGCAGAACCAGGTGAAGCCGATCATCGACCGGGGCGGCGAAATGTACCCGCAGGCGTGGAATCAGAAGGCCGGGTGGAACGACGGCAAGATGTGGGTCGGTGACATTGACGGTGACATGCGCGGCTGGCAGCTGACCGTTCGCCACACGCGACCAGGCACGGTCTACGACGCGGCGACGAGTGCGGGTCGGGGCATGATCAACATTCCGGTGCACCGATTTCAGGACGGGTACGACCTCATGGTGCACGAGATGGGCCACCGGATGGAGGCCGTCACGCCAGCGATCAAGGCGAACGAGTGGGCGTTCAAAGTGAGGCGCGCCGCTGGTGAGGTTCCGTCCAAGCTGTCGGACCTCGTGCCAGGCTCGACGTACCGCGACGCTGAGGTGGCCGTCAAGGACCACTTCCTCGACCCGTACACGGGCAAGGTGTACGGCAACACGGCGGAAGCCTCGAGCGAGGTTCTGACGATGGGTACGCAGGGCATGGTGACCGGCAAGTTCGGTTTCTACACCGATGACGATTGGCGGACGTTCGTGCTTGGCCTACTCGCAGCGATCTGAGCCAGTACCGTAACGGCCATGACCTGGGAAGTGCGATGGGGCTCGATCCTCGCTAGCGGCGACGGTGTGTCGGTGCAGTGCTCGGACGAACGCGTCGAACGCCTGGCGAACGCCGAGGTCGAAGCAGGGCCGGTGGGTGTCACTCCGACCGGCCCGTGGGTCACCAGACCGGATGAGGCGGTGACCTTCCTCGCTTTCTCGCACGCCATGTTCGAGGCTGGCCAGGCGTCGGGCGTGATGCTCGTGTTGCGTGATCTGCCACCGATCCCCGACGTGCCATACGATCCCGACGTGGTGTACTGACGAGCGGAGGGCCGGTTTCACCAGGACGAAGGTCGTGAGGTTTCAGGACTAAACCAGGGTAACGGCCCTATCAACCAAGGGCCGTTGGGTTGACAATTAGGGCATGACGAAGAACCTGCTCTCGACGCTCTCGGTGGCCATGCTCGCCACCTTCGCATTCGGAACGGCAGCTGTTCACGCAGCCCCGCCCGCCCCCGTTCAGCCCGCAGTTGCGTGGGCGTTCTGTGGAGTCCACCCGGACGACCCGAACGCCGCGGCAGCGGTCGCAGTCCTCGCCGGGGCTCATGTTGACGCCACGTTCGGGCCGTGCATGCCCCCGGATCGTGCGACCTACACGACAGCGGAGCCAGGAGCCCGCTACGTCGACCCGGCCACCTACGCCCGACTGGTCGACCTCAACGCTTCGGTCGGCATGGATACCGTGGTCTACGACGACCGGCTGTGGAGCGAGAACCCCGGCACCCGGTTGACGGCCTACCAGTTCTGGATGCTGAACGACCGTCTCGATCACGTTGCGGCGTGGGACATGGGCGACGAGTTCGACCCGAAGTATGGCGACTGGGCCATCCTGGTCGGCCGGTGGGCGATCATGGTCGAGAAGGTCGAGCCCGTCACCACGGTCGGCCCGTTCACGAACCATCTGCCCGACGCGGCAGTGATCGAACGGGCGCTGGCCGACCTCGGACACGACGCTCTGTCGTTCGACTGCTACGACGTCAAGCAGGCGATTGAACTGACCAGGACCTTCGCCCCGCTGACCGACGACCTCATGGTCGCCGTGTCGGCGCTCGACTACGGGGCGGGCACTCCGTCCGTCGAGTCGATCGTCGGCATGATGACCGCCCTTCGGGCCGAGGGTGCCGACCGATTCCTGATCTTCGGTGGCAGCTTCCCGTACCTGTCGGACCTGACCCCGGACCCGACGTTCGGTGGCCGCTCGCTTGTCGACAACCTCGGCCATGCGACACCGTTGGCGCTCGCAGTGTTGGACGGTGCGACGCTCTAAACTTCCCGGTCGGGAGCGAAGAGACTCCTGAGTGCCCCGGACCCATTCCTTGCCGGTGGGTTCCGGGGCACTCTCGCGCCACCTGCTGACGATGCGCTAGGGCCTCATGTCCCGCTCAGCCGGTCGACGGTGCCGCCACCGGGGCCGACGAGCCATGCTTGCTCGACGCATGCGTAACCGCCGTAGCTGCCCGTCTCGATCCAGAGCAGCGTCACGACAGCGTCCTTGCCGATCGTGTTCGACATGAACTGGTAATCCGGTTCGTAGTCATCGAACACGCCTCTGACGCCAGCGGTGGGCTCACTGGTTGGCATCACGGAGCCCCACGAGGCGGTGTCCATGCGTTGGACCTTGGTTACACCGGGCAACCAAACAACTGGTGCGTTGTGGTCCCATCCGGCGAGCTTGAGTACGAACTCACTCATGTCATGTTCTCCCTGTCTGTCGGTCTATCTGTCGATGGTCTTGCGCGCCCGTCGCTGGGCGTGCCAGTGAGGATACTCACACCGAGGGTTGCGTGACGAGTACCCTGTCGGCCATGAAGCCTCGCATCCGAATGGTGATGGTCGCTGACGGCGACGCCACTCTCGCACCAGCCGATGGAACGGGCGACGCGTTGCCGCCAGCGTCGGCCGGCCGATTCCACGCTCTCGCGATAATCGAGGGAGTCGAGACGGGCGATAAGCGTCTGTTTACCGAGAACTCGTTGACGTGGCGCGACCTTCCTCTGCCTGTCATGGCGCAGCAGGACAATACGCCCGAACATATGGGCTCGGTCCTGATCGGCAATATCGACAAGGTCGAACGGCAGGGAACCGCGATCCATGTGTGGGGTGACTACCTTTCGAACCCGGACGACGAGCAAGCTCACCTGATCGGCCTAGTGCAGTCGGGCGAGCTTCGCGGCGTGTCGGCCGATATCGACGACGTCGAGTTCGAGATCCTGTTTCCGCTGACGGACAAGGACGGTAACCCGCTGCCGCAGGACCCGTTCCTGACGATGCTCGAAGGTGGCGAACCGGAGCCCCCGGAAACGGAAACGATCGATGGTGTCGAGTACGAGGTAATGCCGATCGACCAGCCGTTGATGAGGGTCACCGAGGGCCGGCTCATGGGCATTACGGTGCTGACGTTCCCTGCTCTGCAGGAGGCGTTCATTGAGGATGAGACGACCGACGTGGAGCCTTCACTCGCGGCGTCGGCGGCTCGAGTTTTCGCTCGCAACGGTGTCACGGGCGTCATGCTCCCGACGATCGTGCTCACCAACGGCTCCTCGGCCACCGCGGCCGGCGCACGGGAGGCGACCCCGACCCGGTTCGAGTTCCCGGTGATCCCGCCGCGTGAGTGGTTCGAGGTGCCTGAGGCTCCGGGCGAGATGCCGTTGACGATCCTCGATTCGGGTCAAGTGTTTGGGCACCTGGCGACGTGGGGCGAATGCCATATCGGCATCATGGGCGAGTGCGTGCAGGCCCCGCCGTCACCGTCGAACTATGCAAGGTTCCACGTTGGGGAAATACCTGTGGACGACGGTGGACGAGTCAGTGTCGGCCGGTTGACGTTCCACACGGGCCACGCTGACCGCAAGCTCGGCGCTGGTCCCACGCAGGCCCATTACGACAACAGCGGGTCGGTGGCTGCCGATCTGAGGGCTCTGGACGGCGAGTTCGGAATCTGGGTCTGTGGCGCTGCGCGGTCGACGCTCACGTTGGAGCAGGTGCGTGAAGTGATGAGCACGCCTCCGTCTGGCGACTGGCGACTGTTCGGCAACGAGTTGGACATGGTTGCGGCGCTGTCGGTGCCGGTGCCAGGTTTCAACGTGCCGAGGGCATGGGTCCGCAAGGACGCAGGGCTCGTTGCGTCGCTCATCATCTCGCACCCTGCGCACCGACCCGACACCGTGGCCGGCCTCGAGCCAGGCGTCGCGCGCAAGGCCGTGGAACGAATCGCTGCCTCGGTCGGGCGCTCACGTCACGATCGAATCGCTGCCCTCAGGTCGCGAGTCCACCCAGGAGGCGAGTGACATGGGGTGTGGATCATGCGGTGGTGGCCGGCGCACCGTGAACCAGTCGCAACCGATTCAGTCGCAGGCGCAGACCCGTCAGGCTGCAGCGCAGATCGGCTCGGCCACCATGTACGAGGTTGTGACGGCGGCGGGTAAGTCGACCGGGCGTAAGTTCTCGTCGCTTGTCGCGGCGACAGGGTTCGCGACACGTATCGGTGGGTCGACACGGCCGGCCGACTGAGGTACGATCACCAGGACTTCACAACGGCCCCGGTTCCCCGGATCATGGCCACGTGCGGCGACTCGTGCTCCGATTGAGCCCGACAACGCCAAGAACGGCCCACCAGGCTGCCCGCCGCAATCTGGTTGGCCGTTCCGCGTGTCAACGGTGGCGGGTCCGATGGTCCGTGCATTGCGTGACGGCGTGTGTGTATGATCCTGGCAACGAGTCAGCGCGGCGAAGTCCCGCAGGCTTGCGAATCGGGCCTAGCTCGGTCGCCACACTTCGAACAACGACACCACGAAGGAGTAGCTGCCGACATGAACGCAGCCCGCCGCAGCATCGATTCCATGACCCCGATCCGTCTCGGTCGCTTCTGGCTATTCCCTGACGGCAGCCGCGTGCCGGTTGTCGCAGGTGGCGACGGCGACGAGGCCCCTGTGACGATCGCAGAGGACCTGACCGATCACGACCTGTTCAGCGACGACGACCTCGCCGCACTCGAGGACCAGGTTGTAGCCGAGTTCGACCGTCTGCTCGATGAGGGCTCGACGGACGTTGCGGCCATGACGGAGCTCGCGGAGGGCCTGGATCGAATCCGGGCTGAGCGGACGAACCGCACGGAGGCCGAGGCGTTGGCGCAGGAGCAGATCGACGCGCTGCGCGACCGTGTGCACGCGGACGATTCGGCCGACCCGGACGCACCCGACGACGGTGACGAGGGCGGCGACGACCCGGGTGACGGCGATGCGCCAGCGGAGCCCGACGACTCTGGTGCGGCAGCGCCGGTCGAAGGCAAGGAGCTTGTGACGGCGAGCGCTGGTGCGGCGAAGCGTCGGCCGGCGTCGGCAGCGGCCACGTCGCGGCGCTCGGTGCGTCCTCGTGTGTCGGAGGCCGACCCGCACGTTGTCATCACGGCAGCGGCTGACATTCCAGGTGTCGGCGCTGGTGCGACGATCGATCTGACGCAGGTCGCTGTGGCGATGCACGACAAGGCCCGAGCCCTTGCCGATCATTCGGCACGGGTCCCGGTCGCGAAGTTCAACCTGCCCTACGCGAAGGGCGACGTGATCGGCAAGGCCATGTCGGGAGAGAGCGCTCTCGACGTCATCGAGCGAGTGGCGAACCCGTCGCAGTTGGGCAAGGGCCTAGCGCTGGTGGCGTCGGGCGGATGGTGCACGCCGTCACAGAACATGTACGAGCTTTTGACGCTCGACGGTGCGACGGGGCTGCTCAACGTTCCGTCGGTCGGTATCGAGCGCGGCGGTATCAACATTCCGTCGTACATCGGTATCGACTCGGCCGATGGTGCGCTGTGGACGTGGAGCGAGGATCAAGACAGCGATATCTCGGTAGTGATCGCGGACCTGGACGCCGGTGGTGGAACGGCGACGGTCAACACGACCGGAGCGCACCTGGTCGTCGTGGGCGACATGGTGGATATCAACATCGGCAACGTTGCCGTTGACGGCCCGCAGACCGTCACCGGTGTGACCGATTCGGATACGTTCACGTTCGAGTCAGCAGCGTCGGTGTCGAACGGTGTCGGGACGTTCACCCGCCAGAAGGGATGTTTCACGATCCCTTGCCCGACGTGGGCGGACATTCGCCTCGGTGCGTACGGGTTGTGCTTGAAGCACGGCAACCTGTCCGACCGTGCGTACCCAGAATTGACACGGCGTTACGTGTCGCTCGTGATGAACGCTCACCTTCACCGCATGTCTGCGATCAACATTGCCAAGATCGCAGCGAGCGGCAACAGCGCCGCCGTGACCGTGACCGCTGTGGGCACCGACTCGTTCGGTGAACTCATGTCAGCGATCGAGTTGCAGGTGACCGACTACCGCTCCGAGCACAAGATCAGCGGCAACGTCGTCCTCGAGATTCTGCTGCCGTCGTGGACCACGGAGATGTTGCGTTCGAACCTCGCGATGCGAGCCGGTGTCGATCTGCTCTCGGTGTCGGACGCTCAGATCGCAGGCCACTTCGCCGTCCGGAACGTGCGCCCTCAGTTCTTGGAGGATTACCTCCCGCTGTTTGGCGGTTCGCCGTCGCAGGTGTGGCCGAGCACGACGCAGTTCCTCATGTATCCGGCCGGGTCGATCATCGAGGGCAACGGTGGATCGATCGATCTCGGTGTGCTGCGTGACTCGCGTCTGAACGCGACGAACGACTTCACGGCGGCGTGGACGGAGGACTTCCGTCTGCTGGCCCGTCGTGGTCCGAAGGGCCGCAAGGTGACCGTGACACTCTCGACCGATGGCGTGACCGCATGCTGCGGCGACGTGACCGGTCCGACGGGTCCCACCGGTCCCACTGGTCCCACCGGAGCGACCGGTCCGACCGGCCCGACCTGATCCGAACAGGACCTAGTCGAGCCGAACAGAAGGATCTGAGCCATGACAGACACGATGATCCCGAGCGTCGAGGTAACCGCGCCACGCGTGGTGCCCTACCCGTTCGGTCTGTTCTCCGTCGTCACGCCCGAGACGTCCGTCGATCCGCACTGGCAAGCGGGTGTGTGGTGGAGGTCGGAGGCGTGCGCGAGCGTCGGTGTCACGTACTTGCCGTGCCAGGTAGAAGACGTTGTCCCGCCAAAGAGCGTCAACGTGCAGTGCGGCATCATCACCGCGCCGTCTTTCACTGTGTACGCCCGCTCGGACGAATCGATGGGCGGCTCGGCGCTCAGCGAGAAGTTCGCGGCGGCGCGTGCGCTGTTGATGGCGGGCGAGCAGTACGCGGTCGAGTCGGCGTTGTGGGCGCTGCTGGATGATGCGATCGGGGCCGGCGTCTCGTCGGCCACGGGCGGCTCGATTCAGGAAGCGATCGCGATGGCCGAGGGTTTGATCAACGTCAATTATGGCGGCACGGGCGTCATGCATATGAGCCGCTACACGGCAACGATGGCGGGCATTGACGTGTTGCGCGTCGACGGTGCCCGGCTGCGCACGCTGCTCGGCACGCCTGTCGCCGCGGGTGCCGGATACCTGCCTGCCCCCGATTCGCCGTTCTCCGAGGATGATGCAGAGATCATCGTGACGGGTGCATTGGTGCTCATGCATGGCGAAGTCTTCGACCTCGGCACGGTCTATGACACCGAGATCAACGACATCTCTGCCGTAGTCGAACGTACCTATGTCGTCGGTTGGGACTGCACCGCAATGCGGACTGCTGTCCTGACCGCACGAGCGTAAGCCTGACCCGAAAGGACACATATCGTGGCAACCAAGAAGCTTCGATCGATCAAGGGCCGTCGAGTCCGAATCACCCGACTGGACTCGTGTGGTATCCCGGTGTACTCGACGTGTTCGCAGGTCGTGTCAGAAGGGTTCATTACCGTCACGATCGGTCGCGAAGAGGAGGCCGGGGCCGAGTACGTCCAGAAGAACGCATGGGGTGACTTCTGTATCAACGAAAAGGACCCTGACATTCTCAAGTGGGTCAACGTATCGGTGCAGTTCTGCGAGGTCGACCCTGACATTCTCGACATCATCGCGGACGCGAACGCCGTCGTGTCAGGGGCCGACACGATCGGTGCAACGTTCGGGACGGCGCAACCGACTGGCGGGTTCGCTCTCGAGGTGTGGACGAAGAAGACCGGCGTTGACGCGTGCGCTGGCGGTGTGACCGAGTGGGGTTACTTCGCTGTCCCGTTCGTGAAGAACGGCAAGCTCGACGGTGATATCACCATCGAGGCGAATCCACTGAACGTGTCGCTGGCCGGCCAAGGGTTCGCCGTACCTGCAGCGTGGGGTCGTGGCCCGCATGGTGACAACCCGCTGCTCGCCACGTTCCCAACGGGCGACGTGTTCGGGTACGTCGTCACGACGCAGCAGCCGCCCGCTGCGACGGTGGGTTGCGCTGACCTTCCTGAGCGGGCCAAGACGGCCCCGACTGACGTGTTCTTGTTGGAGCCGACGATCACAGCCGAGGACGCGCCGAATGCGGCGAAGCTCGCAGCGCTCGGCTACGTCGCTCTGCCGCTCACGGCGTGGGCGATGGGCGAGTATTTCTCGATCGGTACGTTCAAGTTCAACTGGTCCGGCGCCGCGTGGGCGGCAGGAGCGCACGCCTGATGGGTATCATCACGTCGAACCAGAACATGCGATCACGAGGCAGCAGGGCACCGAGAGGCGCGACACGCATGGCCGGCGTCATCTCGGCCTCGCCTGCCGATCCGACGTTCGATCCGGCCGATGCGACAGTCGCCGCGGCGATCGCGTACGTTACGGACCACCCCGACGACCGGACTCGTGTGTTCGAACTCGAGGCGGCCGGTAAGGGCCGCATCACTCTGCTAGAGGCGCTTGCCGACTTGGAGTGAGGTCGGTTGGGTGCCCGACTTCGGGACGGCGAGGTCGGGACCCATCGACAACCGTTGGTGCCGGTGCGCGTAGGCTGCGGGCATGACTTCAGCATGTGAGCCGTGGCCGATCGTGTGGCCGTGCAATCCGTTGGACCAGGGGTCGCAGGAGCAGATCGACGCTGCCCTATCTGCTGCTCAGTCGATGCTGTGGGCACGAACCGGGCGTCGGCATGGTACATGCACCGTCACGGAGAAGTATCGGCCCGCGGGTGGCGGCGAGTGTGGCAGGCCGTACATGACCGACGACCTCGTGTGGCACAATGGCGGGCGTGGTGGGCCGTGCTGCGCGATCAACCTTGTGTCGCTGCCAGTCCAGCACGTTGTCGATGTTCGAGAGTTCGGCCAGGTGCTGCCCGAGACGGCATGGTGGCTGGAATCGCCTGGATTACTCATGCGGCGAGGGTCCTGTTGGCCGGTTGCCTTGTCGTGCGATCCTGCGCCGGTCGAGGTCACCTATCAGTGGGGCGTGCCGATCGTCGCTCCGGTCGACGCTGTTGCGGCTGACCCGGACGGCGAGCCGCCTGTCGTCGGCGTGGATGCGGTGCCAGGGTCGGAGTTGTGGGGCATGGTTGCGGCAGCGATGGGCGAGGTCACGGTCGAGGTGATGCATGCCATGTGTGGCCGGCCGTGCAAGTTGCCGTCGCGTGCCATCACCATCACCAGGCAGGGTGTCACGGTGCAGCTTGCTGATCCGACGACCACGTTGGAGTCGCGGTTGCTCGGTCTGCCGTTGGCCGACGCTCTGATTCTGACGGTGAACCCGAACCGCAAGCAGGCCCGGTCGAGGGTCTATTCGCCTGATATGGCGATCCGGGCGTGAGTAGCCCGTTCACGGTCGCTGCGGCCGTTCTGGCGTGTGTGCAGGCCGGTCTGATTGACGCCGAGCGTGCTGTCGGGCAGGCGATGGTCGCTGCGGGCGGGCTTGTGATCGATGACTGTTGTGTCGGGTCGCTGATCGTTGCCCCCGAACGCGTGTTCCGCACGATGGAGCCGTTTCCCACGGAGGCGAGCGCCGACCAGGTTTGTGAGGGGTCACCGATCGCGGTGGACCTCGTCGTGCGCGTTGACCGGTGCGTGCCGGTTCTGTCGGACACGGGCCAGCCACCGTCCGTCGCAGATCAGGAGGCGGCGTTCTGCGCCCTGCTCGCTGACGCTGCGGTCGTGTGGAACGTCCTCGCCGGTCGCGACGTTCTTGGCAGCGACGCCGCGGGTGATCCGGCGTGGGAGAGGGCGAGCTTGTCGCAGCTATTCGTCGGTGCCGAGGGCGGCTGCGTCGGTGTGGAGACTCGTGTGACGTTTGGTGTGCCGTCGTATGACTGGTGCTTGACCGGGAGCGAGTGACGTGGCCGGTGTGAACATCACACTGAACGGGCCGTCGCTACGGTCGATCGCGATTGCGGTGTCGGAAGATCACCTTCGCAAGAAGGCGAACCAGGTCCTGAACGCTGCCCGTCGTAACGCACCGGTTGACCAGGGCGCGTTGCGGGCCTCGCTGACTGTCGAGTTCACGTCCGGCCCGGGTGGAGCTCCGATTGCGCGTATCGGCTCGAACCTTCCGTATGCGATCTTCGTCCATGAGGGCACGGGTCTGTATGGGCCGACCGGTTCGAGGATCCGCCCGAAGACCTCGCGTGTGATGGTGTGGCCTCGTAAGAACAACAGTGGTGTCGGCGCTCGGCGCTACTCAGGTGGCAAGACGGCGGCGTACGTGTTCGCCAGGTCGACTCGTGGCATGAAGGGTCGGCCGTTCTTGTTGGACGCGTTGAACTCTGTTGTCGGCCCGTAGTTGGCTATGGTAACGGCCATGACATTTACCGGTAAGCAGTTTCAGACGGCGGCGTGGCGGCGACGCGGTAAGCCCCTCGAGTTTTCCGTCCAGAACTGGCAGTACATGGAGCCGCCCGTCGACTGGGTTGCAACCGACAACGAACCTGAGTGGCCCGGTGGCCGCGAGGCCGAGGTCATCCTCAAGGTCGACCCGTTGCTCGACATTCTGCGGATGGGTGCAGCGTTCGGGACGTTCGCCGGGGTGCTGCAGGGCTTGAAGCCCGACACGACCTCGGAAGGTATGAGCGACCTGTCGGACAAGCTGTCGCTGATCGATCGGGAGGTGCCAAAGATTCGGGCGGCGCTGCGCGAGTGCCTCGTGCCACCGTCCCGGTTGAAGTGGGACGAGGTTGTCGAGTCGGTCGACGTCATCATGCTCGGCCAGCTGGTGAACTGGTTGCTGTCTGAGATGAGCCCGATGGACCCTACGCGACGGGCGTCGTCCTCAGATGGGTCGGTGCCAACTTCGGACACTTCGACGGATGGTGCGCCAGCCGAGGCGTAGACCTTGATCGGTTGCCGTTCGGGCGTGCACTGAACCTCTACCTCATCATGATCAAGGAGTGGGCGAACCAGGCCACTCTCGACCGGATCGCAGACGCCCTCGAGCCGCCCGCCGACTGGCGTGACCCTGTGACTGGTCTGCCCGCTGGATGGTCCAGCGAGGACGATGACGGCATGCAGGTTTGGTAACACGCTCTGCGTGACGGTCGTAGTCATAGACTCCGGGCGTGGCCGAACCTATTGCGTCAGCGACCGTCGAACTTCGGGCCGATTTCACGAAGCTCGACAACGACGCCAAGCAGGGCATGTCGCAGCTGGAGAAGTCGCTCGCGAAGGCGAATGGGTTGTGGGCCGACATCATGTCGGACGCTGCCAAGGCGGGCGAGTCGATCGAGGATTCGTTCAGTGAGGCGGCGAAGTCGTCGGATGCGTCGCTGGAGAAGATCGGTGGCCCGGACGTTTGGGGTGACCTCAAGGGTGGCGCCGAGAAGGCCGGTGAGGGCATTGAAGGGTCGATGCGTGAGGCTGCGAACCAGTCGAACAAACATCTCGACGGGATATCGGCGGCAGGGTCCTCGATGTTCACCAAGCTCGCTGGTCTGGCGACTGCGGCCGGCGTCGGGTTCTTTCTCAAGTCCGCGACCAGCGACGCTGCCGCTGCGGCGTCTGGTATGCGCGGGCTCGAGGCGGTCATCACAGCGACTGGTGGTGCTGCTGGGCTCACGGCCGACCAGGTCGCGGGGATAGCGCAAGACCTCAGCGTGAAGATCGGTGTCGATGACGACGCGATCATCCAGGCGCAAGAAATCTTGTTGACGTTCAAGAACATCGGCTCCGATTCGTTCGCTGACGTTACCGCTGCGGCGGCGGACATGAGCGCCGTGTTCGGTGGCGACATGACGTCGAGCGCAACACAGTTGGGCAAGGCGCTGAACGATCCGATTGCGGGCGTGTCGGCCCTGTCGCGTGTCGGCATACAGTTCACCGACGACCAGAAGGCCATGATCAAGGCGATGGTCGAGGGCGGCGACGTCGCCGGTGCTCAGGCGATCATCATGGGCGAGGTCGAGGGCCAGGTGTCCGGGGCGGCGGCGGCGAGCGCAACCGGGGCTCAGAAGATGAGCGTCGCGTTTGGTGAGTTGAAGGAGTCGCTCGGCGGTGGCATTGCGGCGGCGATGGAAGGGATAGCAGGACCCGTCGTTGCTCTGTTCAACGATCTGCAACCGGTCCTCGGTGAGCTTGGCGATTCTCTGGGTGCTGCCCTGGGCCCGCTGCTCGAAGCGTTGGGGCCGGCGCTCGGTGTCATGGCGCGTCAGTTCTCCGTCGTCATGGGTGACCTCGGTGGGATATTCCAGTCGCTTGCGCCGCTGATCTCTCCGATCGTGCAGATCGTCGGTGTGTTGGCGACGGCGTTGTCGGGGGCGCTCGGTGCGGCGTTCAAGGCGTTGGAGCCAGCGATCAAGGTGGTCGGTAAGTTCCTCGATTCGTTCGCTGAGACGTTGGGCGGCATGCTGTTCGATTCGATCGAGGCGATCACGCCAGCGCTGAACGTGATCGGCAAGGTGCTTGGTGACGTCCTGGCTGCGGTGCTGCCGATCATCCTGAGTCTGTTTCAGGAGCTCGCGCCCGTGTTGGCGTTGGCCGGCCAGATATTCAGTGAGGTGATCGCAGCGGCGCTGCCACCGTTGGCGGCGGCGTTCACTCAGCTGGTGGCGGCGATCCAGCCGATTATCCCGATCGTGGGCGAGGCGCTCATGCGGATATTGACGGCGTTGCAACCGATCCTGCCTCAGCTGGTCGACGCGTTCGTGCAGCTGGCGTTGGCGCTCGTGCCCCTGGTGACTGCGTTGCTGCCGTTGATCCCGCCGATCGCGCAGTTGGCTGCACTGCTCATCGAGAAGATCGGTGCGCCGGTTCTGCTCGCTATTGCGGAAGCGGTCGGGTTCTTGGCTGAGAAGTTCGCGATGCTGGTCGAGCTTGTGGCCGGCGTCGTCACTTCCGTTGTGGAGTCCATTGCCGGGTTCGTTGATTCGTTGTTCGAGACTCCGGGCAAGATTGACGAGTTCGTAGGCCAGGTCGGAGCGTTCTTTGCTGCGTTGCCAGGGAAGATATGGGATGCGATCAAGAACATCGCGGCCGACGTCGCGGGCCTGTTCGCCACGATGGCGACCACGGCCAAGGACACGGTGACCGGGTTCATCTCGGACGTCGTGTCGTTCTTTACCGAACTGCCTGGCAAGTTGCTGAGCGCGATTGCGTCGCTCGGTTCGAGCATCGCTGGCAGTCTTGGCAACATGGCAACCACCGCTGTGACGGCGGCGGCGAACTTCGTGACGAACATTGTCGGCAAGTTCCTCGAGCTACCGGGCAAGGCCGTGTCAGCGATCGTGAACCTCGGCGCGGATATCTTCACGGCGATCGGCAACGCAGAGGTGACGGCCGTGAAGGCGGCGGCGAACTTTGTCGTCAACGTGGTGAAAGAGATCGCGACACTTCCGGGCAAGGCCATAGCGGCGATTGGTGACCTAGCCGGGTCGCTGTTCAAGTCGGTGAAGGATGCGTTTAAGAATGTGTGGAACAAGATCGTGGATTCGTTGCCCGAATTCGATGCTGACCCGCTCGGCCGGTTCGGGCCCGCGATTCACCTGTCGTTCGACTTCCTCAAGTTGTCTGCCGGTGACATTATCGATGACCCGACGTTCGCTCTGCTCGGTGAGGGCGGGCGGCGTGAGGTTGTGATCCCGACGACGCAACCGGGACGTGCGATGGAGTTGATGCAGGACTCTGGGCTCGGTGCGATGTGGGAACGTTCGCAGGGGGCGAGCCGCTGGTCCGGGCCAGCGGTGGCGATCGAGAATGCGACGTTCCAAGACGCGACGGACGCCGACCTTGTTGCTCAGCGGGTCAACGTCGCCGTACTGACAAGGTTGGTGGCCGCATGATCACACTTGCCGAACCGGACCTCGGTCTGCTGCAGCTGCTAGATGACCCGTTCACTGTCGTGTCGTTTCAGATCGGTTGGCCGGTGGCTAGGTCTGTGATGCGTAACCGTGCGCTTGCCAACGGTGTCATTGACGACACCAGATTCTCTGGTGCTCGCGCTGTGACGGTCGGGCTGCGGCTAAACGACAAGGCGTGCGGCGGCGTGTCGATGCAGGACCTGTTTGATCAGGTGATGCCGTTCATGGTTGCACGGCGTCGCCCGGTGCTGTCGTGGTCGTTGCCTGGCTCCGATGCGACGGTGAGACAGTTGACGGTGCGCGGTGTCGATGCGCCGGTGGTGGTCGCCGGTCCGAAGCACCCTGTTCTGGCGTTGTCGTTCGTTGCGGCCGAGGGTGAGATAACGAGCGTCGCTCAGCAGTGCGCGAACATCACGCCGTCAGCCGCAACGGCCGAGCCCGGGCGCACGTACCCGTTGACGTTCCCTCGCACCTATCCGGCGTCACCGGGCATTGGTGCTCGACTGGTCACTGTTGGCGGCAACGAGGTGGCCCATTGGGTGGCGACGCTTCACGGGGCGATCACGGACCCGTTGCTGTCCGTCAACGGAATAACGATCAACTTTGACGAGGGTGGCGGCGTGGTCCTCGCCTCAGGGTCGACTCTCGTGATAGATACGCGTGCTCGCACGATCTACCTCAACGGTGACCCGTCGACGCCGCGTTACGACAAGACGAACCTGACAGAGTGGTCGTGGTCCGACCTGTTGTTCGACCCTGGCGTGAACACTCTGCGGTTCGATGGTACGTCGATCGGTGCAGACGCGAGCGTGGACGTGTGTTGGTATGACACGTGGGTGAGTTGACGTGGAGCGCGTTGAGTTGTCCATCGGCCCTGCGTCGGGTGCCGCCCCGACACAGAAGGTCACCGAGTTCTCTGGTGGGACACTCAAACTCGGGTTGACCGGACCTGAGGTGTCGTTCACGATGCCCGGCCAGTCGCCTGCTGCCTTGCTCACTGACGGGCTGGTGACGGACGTGTGGGTGTACCGGCGTGGTGTGCTGTGGCAGCGGTTGCGGGTGCTGCCGGTCGATCAGTCTTGGACCGAGGACGGTGGAACAGACGCGACGGTGACCGCCGTCGGCTATCGGCGTCTGGTGGAGGCGCGCAACATCATCTCTGCCCCGCCTACGTTCACTGCCGTCGATCAGGGCACGATCGTTTGGAACCTCATCCAACATACGCAGGCGCAGACCGGTGGCGATCTAGGCATTACGTCGGGCACCGTTGTCACGGGCGTGCCTCGTGACCGAACCGAGTACCTGATCGGGGACAACCTCGGGAAACTGCTCACGGACTTGTCGAACGTCGAGACTGGGCTGTGGTGGGGTATCGACTCTGCCAAGGTGCTGACGGCGTTGCTGTGGTCCGCGTTCCCGACTGCGCTCGCACCGCTCGTGCGCGGCGTCAACGCCCGAACCCTTCGGCGCTCTCGCGGCAGCGGGTTCGCTAACGTGGCCGGGTCGGTCGGATCGAAAGAGCAGACCGTCGTCGCGTGGGCGACCGACGCGGGCGTTGGAACTGACCCGCGTGGCCGGTGGGAGGCGTTCGACTCGTCGCATTCGTCGGCGACCTTGCAGGCAACAGTTCAGGACTACGCGGACGGGCTGCTGGCTGAACGTCTGCACCCGCCGTCGGTGTGGACTGCTGCGTTGGACCCTGCGTCATACTTCGAGGGTGACAGCGGCTACAACGAGGGCGAGTTCGTCACCATTGTTGTGCCTTCGTCTGCTGTGGATGAGATCGGTGTGCCCCCGGTGAACGTGAACGCGCAGATCACCGAGTTGTCCATCGCGTTCGATGACAGCGGTTCGACCTCGGTCGGGTTGACGGCGGTGGAGGTAGCGTGAGGCCGACGTCGGGTGCTCCGGTTGACCAGCAGGCGGACATGCTCGCTGACATGCTTCGACGGGTGCAGGCGATCGAGAAGGTTGGCCACGTTCACGAACGGTTTGGGTTCGCTGTCCGTCGTGCAGTCAACGAGGCAGCTCGTGGCACGTTGCAGTCATTCCAGATTGCATTCGACACCTGCGTCCATAACAACGGGTTTCTTGGTGCCGTAACCCCGGGCGCGATAACACCGCAGGCATCATTCGTGGTTCCCGCTCACGGTGCTGGTGTGTACCAACTGAACGCCGGGGCATGGTGGAATGCGAACCTGACTGGAATTGGTGTGACCGTCACCGTCAATGGAACGGCCGTGTGCGGTAGCCCGATCCTTGGGGCGGGTACTGCTGCCAGCGCCGAGGTCGGGCGGGCTTGGCGGTTGGATGACGGTGACACGATCACGGCGACTGTCTACAACGGTTCGCCTGGCAATATCACTGTGACAACGTTCGCCGGGTCAGCGTTCACGGCTCCACTTCCGTACCTGTCGGTATGGCGCGTCTGACTGTCCCGTGTCGCTCTTGGCAATGTGGGTAGGGTAACGGCCATGACTACAAAACAGGACCGTCCGGCAGCGGGCGAGGGCTACGACGCACTCGACCAAGGCGAGGTGCCAGAGACGAGCCTCGCGGTCGTCAACGAGCTTCGCAACGAACTGCTTGCGCTGCTCCGCGAAACAGGATGGGTGTGATGGGCGCGATCGATCTTGAGCGGCTGCCGGAGTTCTTCCAAAAGTGGGCGGTGCGTTACGAAACGGTTGGCGACTGGCTGACTGTCGGTCGGTCGTCGGGCGGGTTCGATGACTTCTGTGGTGTGATCGTCCATCACACGGCAACTAAGTCCACGACGCCACTGTCGAGCACGATCCGCTACGCGTTGAACGGCCCCGATCATCCGATTGCGAACGGGTGCGTCAGCCGCGACTATGACGGCCCGAAGGTTGTGCTGTGGGCGGGCCTCGCCTCGAACCATGCGGGCCGGGGCGGACCGAAGCTGTCGTCGCGGGGCGTGATCGGGAGGGACGCTGCGAACCGGGTGTCCTTCGGCATGGAGGCTGAGAACAATGGAATCGATGAGCCGTGGCCGGATGACCAGTGCGATCTGTACGTGCGAGCGGTTGCGGCGATTATCGACTGGGCGAACGAGTGCACGCCAGGAGCTCCACTCGGCGCGGGTGACGTGTGGGCTCACCGGGAGTGGGCACCGTCACGCAAGAGTGACCCGGCTGGCCCGTCGAAGTTCAACAGCTACCAGGCCGGCGCATGGAACATGGACGCGTTTCGTGGCGAGGTGTTCTTGACCCTCGTGGCTGGCCCGAACCCGTTGCCGCCGCCTGAGTGCTCGCAACCGGCGACCAGTCATCCGGGCGACACGGGTGACGTGGTGGTCGAGTTGCAGACCTTGTTGCAGGCTGACGGATGGTATCCGTACACGATCGACGGCAACTACGGGCCTCGAACCGGTCAGGGTGTTCAGCAGATGCAGAAGTTCTTGAGGGAGCAGGGAGCGTACGAGGGGCCGCTCGACGGTATCTATGGCGAGTGGACTCGTGGGTCGCTCTGCGCGTTCATGGCTGTCGGATAACGGTCGTTGCAGAACCGGACCATAGGCGGGTTATAGTCCCGGTCATGGATACTCAACAGTTAGAAACAGTGTGGGCTCAGACCCGCTACGACTCAGGGCTCTATGACTGCAGGGTGGTGCGCGACGGCGACGGTGGCAGGTTGACCGTTCGTCTCGTTGGATCGATCAACCACCTGTTGCATGAGGAGCCCGTGAAGGTTGATCTGGCCGATACCGACAATTGGCGGACGCGTTGTGCTGCCGTCATCTCGAACCCGGACCTACGCTCGTGTCCCGGTCTTTCGCTATGAAGCCCCGGGTGATCTTCGGTGAGTGGATCGAACGCCGGTCGAAGCGGCGTGCGCGGCGTGACCTTCCGTTGACGGACAGGACTATGGCCGAGGTGGTGCACGATCTGTGCGCTGACCTGTCGGCGTTGCGGCCGGCCGGCGATCCTTGTGAGCCGTGGCCCGACCATCGTGGCCGCTGCTACAACTTCGAGCACGAGCACGGGTCGTGCACCTGCAACCGGTTCCGCCAGGAGGCCCGCTGCCTCGAGCACAACGGGACGCAGGTGTCGCCATGATGTTGTGGATCGAGTACGGCCTCGCTGCTCTGTCGTTTCTGGTGGCGTTGTGTGCGGCGACGTATGCGGCGTTCTGCAAGGGCTATGACCTCGGCTGGCACGAGCGTCATGCTGACATGGTGCTGCCGCGCAACGTCGTAGAGAGGGCGCTCAATTCTCAGGAGCGTCGGCCGTCTGCGCCGCTCTCCACTCAGCAGCGGGCCGATGACTGGGCATCATGGGTGCCACCGGTGCTGCCATGACCGCGCACGACGATGACGCCCTCGTTGCCCACGACGACGAGGTAGGCGACGAACTGGCCGAGCGTGAGCAGTGGCCTCGGCCGGTGTCGTGCGCTGTGCGGGTAATCAGCCGCAACGCGGGCCATGTGCACGTCGCAGTATGGGCAGGGCGCAACGAAGGGGCGAGGGGCAACGCTGGCACGCTGACGTTCCGCACCGACGAATGGTTCGAGCTTGTCGATGCTGCGGGTGGCATTGATTCTAGTGGTCGCTTGGTGCTGCGCTTCGACGTGCTGCCCGAGCCCGAAACAAAGGAAGAAATGAAATGATCAATCCTTGGTTAGACGCCTCCATTGTCGGGGCACTTGCGTCGGTGGTTTCCTTCTTGAAGGCATGCCGTGAATTACGCATGGGTTGGAGGCGTGTCTGCGGCGGCTCAGACGGCCGTTGGCGCATAGAAAGGTACGGCGACTGATGGGCTGGTTATTCGGTTCCGACGACGACCCACGGGCCAAGCGTGATGATCAGAGACGCAGAGACAAGCAAGCGATCGTGGATGCCCAACGGCGGCGTCACGAGGCGGACGCACGGCGAGAGCGTCGCAAGGCCGAAGAGAACCGGGCCACCGAGCGTTATCGAGCTAGGAGGCGGGCGCGATGAACGCGCGTGACTTCCTTCCGACTCAACGAATGAGCGACCAAGCGTGGTGCGAGCAGGTGGCAGCGCTGTCGGCTGGTGAGCTTGACGAGCTACACCCGCTCATCATGGCGGCGGCGTACAGCCTTATCGACAAGGCCAGGTTTGTGCACGACCAGCGACGCGCTGCGAAGGTTCCACCAGCGGAGGCCACCGGGGCGTAGCATCCGTGGCATGACGATTTTCGTGCCCGGCTGGTTGCAGGGCGGCTCATATTCGGCTCAGCACGACCGGATCAATTCCAAGGCGTCGCTCTACGACGAAGGTGTGCTGTCCCGGCTCGACCTCAAGGTCGGCCCTCGTGTGTCGGGTGGAGCGAACCTGTCAGTGGACATCGCGGTCGGCGGATGCGTCGTCGCTGGTGACGACCAGGCGAACCAGGGCAACTATGACGTGTTCAACGACGCCGTTTACAACCTGACCGGGTTCACTGCGCCCGGGTCGAACTCGCGCTACGACATCGTCGGAATACAGATCAACGACCCGAACGCTGGCGGCGCTGCCGGGAACAACGCGATTCCTGTTCGCATCGCTGGGACCGCTGCCGCGTCGCCGGTCATCCCTGCTGTGCCGAACTCGTGCAATCCCATTGCGATCATCGGCCCGATAGTGCCGTCCACGACTCAGATCACGTCGGCGTTGATCCACACGGCGCACACTGGGACAGGGCCTGCCGGTGTGGCGGGTGTGGGGCTGTGCGCCGGGTTCCGTGACTCGCCGGGTACGAGCAAGCAGACGTACGACCCGATCGCACCGAATGGTTGGTTGATCGAGGACGGGGCCGCTGTTTCGCGTACGACCTACGCCCGCCTGTTCGAGCACTTCGGGACGACGTTCGGGGCGGGGAACGGGTCGACGACGTTCAACCTTCCCGACAGTCGAGGTCGTGTGTTCGTGGCGTTGGATAACCAGGGTGGTTCGGATGCTGCGCGGCTGGCTGCGGCGAACACGCTCGGCGGCAGCGGCGGTCTGGAAACGGTCACGCTTGACACGACAATGATCCCGAGTCATACGCACACGCAGAACTCTCACAACCACACGCAGGATGCACACGCGCATACGCTGACCAATGCATATCTGAGCGCTCTGCAAAATCCGAACGCTGGCAGCACCTACAACGCCATCGTTCAATCGCCAGGAACGACGATTAACACTTCCTCCGTTACGGCGGCAAACCAAGCAGCCACGGCAACGAACCAGAACACAGGAGGAGGACTTGCTCATGACAACATGCCGCCGTACATCCTCGCCTACCGGATCGTGAGGACCTGACGGGCGAGAGGGTTGCCATGTTTCAGGGGCTCGATCGGCTATCGTGGCCGGCACTGGCACTGTCGTCACTCCTTGGTTGCGGTGCCAGGTCACGGGTGTGTGAGCGTCCGGGCGGGTCGACTGCCCGGACGCTCGCCGTCATTCCGGGCGCTGTGCCGTTCTGCGGTTTGGGCGCTGTAGGTACTGCCGGAACGGGTCTGACGGGGCTCAGCGGTCGAATCCGGCCACGATTAGCGCAGAATTACGCTATTCGGTGGGTCCGAGGTAGCCCTTCGGCCACGGGCGGATGCCGCGGCGGGCCGCTTCGAGGCGTTCACGGTGTGACCAGTCGTGGTGCGCTCTGCAGATCATCCGCACGTTCGACGCGTCGAGGTGAGCGTCCTTGCGTTGGCCTCGCATGACTTCCTCATCCGGGTCGAGCGGGCCGGCGCAGGCCACTTCGGGCACGAGGTGTGCGATCGAGCAGCGGTTGCCGTCGCGGGCGATGACCTCAGCGACGACGGCACGACGGTCGGCCGCTTCACGCTTGCGCTTGGCCGACTGCTGCCTGAGCGGTGTGCGGCGGCGGATGAACCCGGTCCGTTTGAGCGGCCCGCCTCGCTTCACGCGTGCTCTGCGGTCCAGAGGGCCAGCACGACGCGGACCTCGTGAATGTCGTAGCCCTGGCCGCGCAGCAGCCGGTAGACGACGCGGAGGCGTTCGTAGGACGGTGCCTGTCGGGGCAGGTCTGGTGCTTCGCGTTCGTCCCACGGGTCTGCCGAGTCGAGCCATTCGGACAGGGCGGCGGTGATCTGGTCGCGGGCGACAACTTCGATGCAGCCGGGGCAGCCGATGACCAGGCGTCCGCGTTCGTGTTCGTCGTGGCGGTTGAGGTGGACGGTGACGGTGTTGGAGCCGCCCCACAGCGTCACGTCACTCGATGAGGTCGTAGTCATGGCGACGTTCCCCGAGTTCTGCCTTGCCACGGGCGTGTTGCGGATGCCAGAACCGGCCCTCGAGTTTTCCGAACAGGAGCCCGCGCCCGTACTTCGGGCCGTAGCTAGCGAAGTGGCCGACGACCGAGGTGAGTGGCACGCCGAGGCCGGCTCCGGGTCCGGGTGTGCCCTTGGTCGACTTCGACGTTGGAAAGACGCTGACGGTGGACACTGTGACCCCGGTGCGGGCGATGCATCTCGCTTCGGCGCGTGGCCGTATCGGTTCGACCAGTTGGACGTTGCGGCAGTTCATAAAGTTGTGGACGCCGAGCATGACGAGGTGGGCGTTCTCCCAGTTGTCGATGGGATAGTCGGGCACGAGTTGTGTCCAGTGCAGGTCGGCGGGCTTGCCGTCGTCGTAGACGGCCGACTCGAACAGGTGCAGCGGCCCCGACGTTGGGAACGGGCGACCGTCGCCTGCGCGGCCACCGATGTAGACGACGGTGCTCACGATCCAGCGGACACGATCCCAGTCGACCGTGTTGTCGGTCTGCCAGCGTGGCCCGTCGCCGTCACGTTCATCGAAGGCGACGGTGAGCATGGCGGTGACGTTGCCGTGGGCGTTGACGTAGCAGATCAGCCCGGTCGACCACGGCGGCGCGATGCACGGGTGATCCTCGTACAGATAGATCGGCTCATCCTTGCTGACGATGGAGTCGTAGATCGCGGTGGCGTCGACCACGGGGCAACCGTCACGGGTGACGTGGTGAAGCTCGCCCCAGTCGTGGCCGGTGATGTTGTTGATTCGGCCGGCTCGAAGGTCCTCGACTACTCGTGCGATCGCGGCGGCGGTCATAGTCCTGCCCGTTCGTGCACGGCGTCGATGTGATCGAACAGTGACGTGATGGACAAGCCGCGGTGCCCGGTCATGTGTTCGAAGGCGGCGAGCGCGGTGAGGGCTACGTCGAGCAATTCCTTGCGTACGTCGTCGCGTGTGTGCGTGACGCCCTTGCGTGGGTTCTGCCCGGTGCAGCCGATGAACGCGCCGATGACCTCGCCCGCTTCCTCGGTGATCTTGGAGAGCCGCCCCCACGTCACGGCCTCGCTGTCACGGTTGGCGTTGGATGCGTCGATCCACTCGGAGAGGGCGACGAGCTTGCCTGAGGGTGAGTGCGCGGTCACGACGCGACCTCGGTGGGCACCTTCGGCCAGTGCGTCGCAGTCAGGACCTCGAGCGAACCGTCAGCGCACGGGCGGATGCGTCCAAACCGCTCCAGTCGTTCGAGTGCCTTCCACAGCTTGAACTTTGGTACGCCGAGGTACTGGGCCACGTCGGCCACGATCACGTCACGGACGCCGTTGGCGATTTCGCGTGCGAGGACTTGCCAGAGGCAGCAGCAGGTCGGGCCGAGCTTCCACAGCCAGGCGTCGAACATGGCGGTGGTCGTCACGTCGATCTGGTCGGTGAAGGCGGGCATGTCGTACCGGGCGATGACCAGTCGCTCAGGCCGTTCGATCGGGGCGCTCACTTGAGGCCAGCTTTGTCGGCCCGATCTGCAATCGGCTCACGTCGCCCCCGTGATCCGACCTTCGGGCGCTGACCATCCTCTGTCACTGCCAGCGGGTCAGCGTCGGGCTCATCCGGCACGATCGCGTCGGGTACTGGTCCGTCATCGGCCGGCGCAGCCTCGATGGGTTGCTCGGCGTCGCCGACTTCGAACTCGTCGGCGTGCGGTGCGTCCGCGTTCGGATCAACTTCCTGGTCGACCTCAGCGAGCGCCGCGGCCAACGGCCCGACCGGTGTGGGCGATTCGAGAGCGATGAGGGCGGTGAGCTTGTCACGGACCATCTGTCGCCAGTCATCGAATCGGTATAGCTCGTTGCCGCCCATCGAGCGACCCTTCGACCACGTCTTGAGTTCGGCCCGCACGTTGTCGCTCGCAGCCTTGATCGATTGGATCAGGTCATCGGTGTCGGACTTCACGGCGGCGAGATCTTCCTCGGTTTCGACACGGGGCTGGACCTCGTTGACGTTGTTCTGGTGCTCGTCGGCGTCGTCCTTCGGGTCACCGATGCAGAGCAGGCGTAGCAGCAGGTTCTTGAACGCTTGCGTCGCGCCCTTGTTGTAACCCTTGTCGGAGTTGTCACGGCCGATGCCTTGCGTGATCGACTCGAACGAGTCATCGAGGCCACCGGGGCCGTACACCGTCCAGAGGACCGTGACGAACGTGTCAGTCCACGGGTTGCCGCCGAGGGTGATGTTCTCGATGGTCGTGATCTTCGCTTCGGTGGGCACGATCACGACGCCGTACCGGCCGAGCAGCGGCTGCGCGGCCGAGGCGATCGCGTCGATGCCTCGAAATGGAAACTTGAGCGTGTCACGTTCGCCCGGTTCGGTGAGCTTGCGTTGCTTGGCGATACCACCGATCTCGGCGGTGCAACGGGCTAGGGCCTCGATGACGTTGGTGGGCGGTGGCAAAAAAAGTTCCACCGCGGCTGGTTCTTGGTCTGACATGGTTGCTCCTGGTTTGTTTGTACGGGTGTGTACCTAACGGACGTTATCTTATCTCAGGGGTGCTACAGAGAACCATCCTCGAGCGAACGGATTACACCGGGGCCGAGGGCCGGCGCAGTGAGTCGGGCGATTGCCTCGGCGGTGTGGGCGGCGTTGCGTTGGCGCTCATGGCGGCGGGCTATGTCCGGGTACATTCTGAGGAAGTGAGCCCGGTTGGTCATCTCGTCACCGAGGCAGAGTTCGCGCCATGTGATCCCGGCGACGGCGTCAGCGACGGCCGGGTGTGACCAGGCGGGCGGCTGGCCGTAGTGGTATCCACCTGAGCAGTTGCGGACGCCGGTCACCATCTCGGCCCATGCCACGTCAGCGGCGGGCGTGTCAGGGTCGACCGTGTGGTGGAATGCTTCCACGATCTCGCCGGGTCCTGGTGCGAACTTGACCCCGGTCCGACAGAGCGCGACGAGGACGTTCACGGCGTCGTCGTACGGGACGTCGACCATGACCAGTTGCCACGTCTTGGCTATCTCCGTCATGTCGCCGCCCGACTCGTTGGCGAACGAGTGCGGCCACATACGTTTGGCGGCTCGCACGAGCGCGGCGGCCTCGGCGGCGTTCACAGACCGAGCGGCGTGACGTACGCGGTGACTTCGGCGGGCTTGACCGTCAGGCCCGGGACTTGAGCGCCGGTCGGGTCGAGGACGTACTGCTCGAACACGGGCTCTACCACGAACCCGTCGCCGAGCTTGGTCTGCAGCTTGGCGAGCCGTGCCGGGTCGAGGGGTGCCACGTCAACCGCGATGAGTTCGTACTCGCCGGTCGCCTTGTCGGTGGCCCTGAGCGCCATCACGCACTGCACGATCGAAGCCGCGCCGCCGACCTCGGACTTGAGGAATCGTTCGGTCGACTTCACTGCGGCCGGCGCAGCGACCTTCGCCCACGCGATGGCGGCGGGTTCGTCAACGACCTCGATCCGCTGTTGACTCGAGCGGGTGCCCACGGTGCCGTGCGCGAGTGGGAACGACTTGCGTTGCGGCGTGCGGTTGGCGACGGCCCATTCTTTGAGCCGATCCTCGAACCAGTCGCCAGCGGCGTCGATCCGGTCGAGTGCGTTCTGCCAGAGCGCGATGGTGTCGCGGTACTCCTGCACGCGGGCTCGACATTCTGCGAGACGTTGGATAGCCCAGTCGGCCGAGTTGTTGTCAGTGATCGCCCACGGCGGGCGGTGCATGACCGGGTGGCCACCATCGAGCCAGCGTTCGAGGTCTTGCTCGACG